CAATTAATGAATGAATTAGGTTTAACACCTAGAAGTCGTCTATCAGCTGGCAAGATGGATGATGAAAGTCCAATTGCACAATTAATGCGAGGTCCTGCGTTGTGAGATGGGAAGAAGGAGTCCGCTATGCAATACAAGTCAGCAAGGGAGAGATTAATGTAAGTCGTGATATTCGATTAGCTTGCCAACGATTTATTAATCAATACGAAAATCAAGAATGGGGATGGTATTTCAATGAAAACGCACCCCAACATCTTTTGGACTTTGCGGGACAACTATTACATACTAAAGGTCCTCAAGCGGGATCACCCGTAGTATTAGAGCCATTTCAAATATTTCTTATTTGTGCCGTGTATGGCTTTAGAAGTAAGAAAGACAAAACACAAAGAATGGTTACCGATGTAATACTATTCATTCCACGCAAAGCGGGTAAGTCCACATTAACTGCCGTCATTGCTTTATATGAATTAGCTTTTGGCGAGGCGGGTGCGGAAGTCTTTACATTGGCAACAAATCGAGAGCAAGCAACTATTGTGTTTGATGCGGCTAAAGGCTTTATTGAAAATATGCCAGCACAAATGGCTGGATTCTTTAATGTCAGCAAATACGAGATTCGTAAAGTTGGCGATTCCCAAACAATCTTGAAAGCATTAAGTCGTGATACTAAAAAGACAGGCGATGGAAAAAATCCATCATGTGTAATAGTAGATGAGGCGGCACAGATCCTAGATCGTAACTCAATTGAAGTTTTACACTCAGGTATGGTTGCCCGTCAAAATCCTTTGCGGATATATATTACAACTGCATCGTTTACAAAAGACACAAAGTTTTATGAAGATATGTCTATGTATCAAGCAATGCTATATGGTGAGGCTACGGACAATCCTAGATGGTTTGGGTTGATATATGGACCTGATCCTCAGGATGATTGGCGGGAGCCATCAGTTTGGGCAAAGGTCAATCCTATGCACGGCATATCCGTTTTTGAAGATGCTATTGCACAACGAGCAGAGGAAGCAAAACACAAACCAGCAGTCTTAAATGAATTTTTGTGTAAAACATTAAACATTTTTGTAAGTGCTAATAGTGCGTGGATTGATCGAGATAAATGGGATCAAGCGGGAGGTAAAGTTTCTGAGCGTGAACCTGAAGCCGTATTCATCGGATTTGACTTAGCGGCAACTCGAGACTTAAATGCCGTATGCACATTAAAGCGATATGGCGAATTAGATTATGAAGCTGAATTTCAATTCTTTTTGCCTGAGGAAGGGTATTCCCTAATACCAAAGCATTATGCAGACATATTCCGTGTAGCTATTGATTCAAAAATATTAAAGCTAACCGAGGGCAATGTAATGGATGATCGAGAGATTTCCGAATACATTAAAAATCAATGTGAAAAATACAATGTCAAAGAGGTTGGCTATGATGCCTACAATGCGGCTTCACTTGTGGCTCGTTTGCATGATGTAGGCATACCCGTCAAAAAGGTGGGTCAAGGCATGGCAGTATTATCAAATCCATCAAAATATGTTGAAAAGCTAATACTAAACAAACAAATTAAGCATGATGGCAATCCTTTTGTGGGTTGGCAGTTAGGAAACTGCGAAGTCTACGAAGATGTCAATGGAAACATCAAAATTCGTAAAAATGAAGCTGATAAGGCTGCAAAAGTCGATGGTATTATTGCGATGATCATTGCTAGTCATTGTTCGCTTGATAATCCATATATATCAAATAGTTTTGGATTCCGAAGTTTTTAATGTAAGATCATAAAAAAATTGGAGAGAATCATGGGCTTATTAGACATTTTCAAGACAAAAAAACAATTACAAAAAGAATCTAATACGCTATTTGGGCAAACTCAACTTGGTAATAATGTTATTTATCAAGGACAAGCTGGTCGCCAAACAGTCTCCCAACAATTACTGTATGTAACAACATCAAGCACAACATCGGCTGGTCGTCCTGTCGATATGTCCATGCTATCGAGGAATTCGACAGTTATGGCTTGCGTAGGTGTAAAGGCACGGGCATTAGCACAATTGCCAGTAAGAGTTATGTATAAAGCTGATGACGGGAATTTTGTTGATGCTTGCGAGGCGACTGTTGTAGGTCCTCGGGATAAAGCAAAAGCAAAACAAATTGTCAGCCTATTACAAAATCCAAACAATTTTCAAAATCAATACGAGTTTTGGTATCAATGGTCAATGTGGCAAGACCTTGCGGGTGAATGCTTTACTTTATGGTGGAGAAAGGATCAACAAGATTCATTATCTACACCTTTAGAAATGTATAACCTTGATGCTACGCTTATTACAGTTCAATTGACCCCGACACGCTATCCAAGCTATCGCTTATCAACACCTACATACGGATTTAACAAGGATGAGCCATTATCAGCCCATCAGGTTATGCATATATCAGAGGCGGCTTGGCAAGGTGTCGCAGGCTTCAATAAAGGCATCCTAGCCACAGAATTAGTGGGTTTAGATCAAGATATTGATCAATATGCAAACTTTGTAATGCAAAATGGTGCGAAGCCATCGGGATTGTTTAGAACCGAACAAGTTATTCCTGATGCTAAATACAAAGAAATTGCTGGTCGCTTAAAAGAAGCATGGGCAAGCATGACAGGCTCACGGGATACTGATTTATCAAAACCTGGACAAGGTATGTTGCTTGATCAGGGCATGACATTTGAAACAGTCAAAATGCTTACGCTACAAGATGCGGATGCGGCTAATTTAAAGATTCAAACAATGAAGCGTATATGCGGATTGTTTGGTGTGCCACCCGCAATGATTGGTATTACAGATCAAAAATATAATAATACTCAAACTATGATGGATGAGTTCTATAAGTCTTGTATGTATCCAATGGTTATCAATATTGAACAAAAATTAAAAAGCCAATTATTAAAAGGCTACCCAAATTTATGTATTCGCTTTGATACCAAAGACTTTTTGAAAGGTGCGGCTCTCGATCAAATGAATTTTGTTGTGTCAGGAGTAAATGCGGGTATTATGACTCCTAATGATGCAAGAGAATATCTAAACATGGCAAAGTTAGATGGAGCAGACGATTTACAAATAAAATCACAAAAACAAGATACTATTACAGGATCATCGCCACAAGATACTGGCGGTGGAGGTGGAAGTCAGTCAAGAAAAATGAATATAGGTGCAACATGAAATTTTTAGACAAATTGCTTGACATATTAAATTCACAAATTAATATTAATAGTGTTAAACTTCCAAAAAAACTAACACGATCCCCAAAAATACAAGATAATAATCAGGCTATTAACAATGGGGCTATAAATGAAGAATCTAATTCTAGTTTGCGAAGCAAAAGTCCAACTCGGGGTATCCGCAGACGAAGCAAAAAATCCTAGCGGAATGATTGAAGCCCGAGCAACAACTTGGGGTCCTCGTGAAGGTGCCGATGGGCGTAAATTCAATTACAAACCCGAAGGCTTTATGGATTGGGCTGATGAATTTAATCAAGCTGGCAAACCAATGCCAATGTTTTTAAATCACAATGATATGGGTATGCCAATTGGTCAATGGGACGAAGTTGCCTTTGACGAACAAGGTATGACTGCAAAAGGTCGTCTATACATGAACACAGTTGGAGGTTCAGATGCGTATAGCGTATTAAAAGAATCACCTAATATGTTTGGCGGTGTATCCGTAGGTGCATATGCCGATGAAGCTTGTATGGTTGATGCCGAAGGCAACACATTGCAATTAGGTATTGATTCAGATGAAGGTTTCTTTCAAATTACTAAAGGTGGACTTCGTGAAATCAGCGTAGTTATGTATCCTAATAATCCTGAAGCTAATATTCAGCAATTAGAATACTTTGATGCTGAAGGTCATGCAAATCCACGAATAATCGAAAAAGCTTTGCGTGATGCTGGGCTTTCCCGAAAAGATGCGACCACCGCATCTTCCGTTCTCAAAAAAGTATTGGATCTGCGTGATGCAGAACCAAAGGCTATTGAGGAAGCCCCAAAGCCGAGTGAGTCGGAAGCGGTGGTAAATGAAGCCGATACTATTCTCCGTGCATTACAAGAAAGAGAATTGTTGAAAGCATTATCTAATCGCATTAAATAAAGGAATTATCATGAAAGAAGTTATTGAAAAATTAGACACAATCGA